TTCGCGCCGGGTATATTAACCATCTTCCACCGAATTCGTTAATGTATTAAGCATAAACCCTGTATCAACAAGAGGTTTTGTCAGATTTACTGTAACAGTTTTCCGTCGTTTTCGATGCAATCTTGCGAGAATGGTCGCTTCTTTTAATGAGGGGTGCCAGATAGACGCTATTTTTTTTCTCACGTCCCCGGCAGCTACTTGTCCTAGCGCTTCCATAACATGTGCTAATGACGATTTTCCTTTAAGAATGGAACGAGCGCCTTTCTTTGCAAGCGCTATCCAAGACGCTCGTTTTTCGGTTATCGTCGTTCTAAAAAACGAACGGGAAGGGATTTTTTTAGGCGCGTACCCGAATTCCTGAATTTCAGCTACTTTAGCAACAGATATTTGTGGATCATAATAGCTAGAACCATCCAGCCATCCCACCTTACCAACTTTACCTTCCAAACCTTTTAGCGCGATTTCTAATTGATGTTTTGCATCAGAACTCACATGGCGTGCTTTCATGCGCCGAACCGACCATAGTTATTACGAAAAGCATTAAGCTGGGGATAGCCGCCGATATAAGTACCGCCTGCTATACTCACAGCCAAGAGCGCTAATAATTGCTGGCCGTATGGTGTGGTATTAAGCCACCACTGCCACTGATTCGGTAACGGTGGTGGAGTCACCCCCACTGTCACCTTATCAATGGTAGCGTTTTGCATGATTGCGGGAGATTGGCCTTCCGCTATAGTCACAGATTGCGCCGTTAGGTGCGCGGTCATAAGATTAAGCGCTAAAGCCCTTGCCGAACCTTGCAAATTTCCGTAGTTATCATTGTCGTCGATATAGTACGTAGCCCATGCCCAATACATTTCCAGTACCGCATCAGGAAATTGAGCGGCGTTCGAGAATGCCGGAAACATCACGCGAAACGTTGCAACATCGAAAACAATAACAGCCATTTTATTTTCTCTTCTTCGCTTTTAAATTCGTATCGAATGTTCCGCCGTCCACTGCGTATTTTCCTTGAACCTCTGGACTATCGGGAGTGATGGGCGCTGATTTGTCTCGTGCTTCCATTCTTTTAGCTACGCTGTCAGGATCTATTTTTTTCTTTTCGTAAGTAATAAATCCAGCTTCTACGATTCTCTTAAAACAAAAATCCTGTAATAAAATATCCATGTCCTCGTCACTCACTTCGGTGCGTACGCCTAATGGAGTAACAAGATTTTTGGTAGCGATATTCGCGCCACCTTTAATTCGGATTTTCTTTTCGACCACTGGCAAACGGTGAGGATCATTAGCATTGTTGGGAGTGTAAACGGCAAAATCAATGCCTGCCGACCCAGTGCAATAAACGTAAAACATTAAAGCTGCTCCTTAGTTAAATAGCGTTACACATCAGTATAACGCTATTACTCTAAAAAAATCAGCCTTTAGATACCGTTGTATCTAACCATAGCGTACGGCCTTTTACACATTACGCCGGCTGTGGCGTTGGAATAATCTTCCTCATAAGCCTTAGCAAGCTGTTGTACGCCTAACACTTGGAATTTTGCTGGCACTGGTTGAATGAATGTTTGTCCGCCATCTGTGGACATATCCTGTATTTTATCGGCAAAGAGATAAAACACATTCAATGAGCTAGAAGCGTTATTCAATTCGGGCGCTGATACTACGCGGATTTTTGGATAAGCATTGCGTAACCAGTCGCGAACTGAAATACCGAAATCGGAAGTAGTGGACAACCAGTCTACTGCATCGGTAGCAACCGCAAGAGTTAAATCGATGTTTTCAGGATCGATTGTATCTTGTGACTGTGTACGAAGCGCGACGATAGCCAGTCGGATATCCTTACAAATTTCAAGGAATGTCTTTGTCGACCAATATGTTTGTGACGAAGCGCCAACAGGTACGGTCGTGTAACTTCCTTCGCCCGGATCGTTCAAGAATCCGTACGTGTTGTTTAACCCGCTGTTGTATCCAAAGAAACCAACGGAGTTACGAATAATTTCAAGGGCGAGCGCGGCGGATTCTCTTTTCATTCCGCTGTCATCCACAAGCATACGAGCGGCCTGCGCTGATTCCAACGAGCCTACTTTCATACCTTCTTCGAAACGAACCACGGTACGGAAATTGAAGTTAGTGTTCCAGCTTGAAAGAGGGATACTTGTGTAGTCTCCGTAAGGGACTGAGGTACCCGTTCTTTCTAAAATTCCCTGCACAATCTGGTCATCTTCCCACGATCCAGTCGTCATCAATCCGACAATCTCGTCAATTTTACGAGCGGCGGTAATGACAAACACAAATCCGGGTAACCAATTTTGCAAGAACTGGATTGGCGTTGCGACACTCGCAGTGGTAACAAGCGGCTGAACTGAGTCCATCGCTGCTACCATTTTATTAACATTGATACCAATGCGAGATAAATCTTCATATTCTTTCGCATCGAAACCTTTTAACGGCCTAACATTTCGACCGGAAATATATGAGTGTATTGGGCTAGCTGCTCTAATATTCATTTTTCAATTCCTTATGTAGGTTGTCCGACGCCGGGGTCAAGAGTAATTACAGCTAAACCCGCGCCCGCAACCGTGTAGTAATCCACGCGTGCCATTGCCCAAGATTTTCCGCTTGGTAAAGATGTGCCGGGGGTGACAGTGCTGATTGCGCCGGTTGTATTATCATAGATGACCCAATCACCTATCGCAGCGGCGGCAGGTAATGTCACAACGAAAGTACCCATGCTCGCGACTTCAACCTGCGTATAGTTCGGCAATACGAGTGTAGGCGCTAATGATGAACCGCCGACACCATATAATGCTTGGTTTTTAGGATCGACTAACAATCCCGCCGTGACCGCAGTACCACCGGAATTACCGGCAGCTACATTTCCCTGACTGGTTATAGAAACAAATGTTGCGCCTATAATGTTATATGAGGCGAGTGCTGAATTCAGGATATAGGATTGCACGCGGTACGGAGCATCTACGAATAGCTCGCCCGGTACACCAAAACCCTGTTGTAAATAGACTGTTGACTGAAAACCCATGTTATTTGCTCCCTTCTAACCATGCGTTAATGCTGCCACCGGATTTTGCCATACGACTATCTTGTGCATGACGGACGGGGGTTTGAACCTTTGCACCAGCGAGATAACCTTCCAATGTTGACTCTTCATGTCCGGGACGGCAACGAAGACCTAATTTTTTAACACCGTATGTAACAACTTCCGATAATGTTTTTTCAGCATGATCGAATGTACCGACGTGTTGCGATAATCTTTTGACGAGAGAATCGCGACGTGCAATTTCTTTCAATAATTCTTTAGTGCCGTATCGACGTAATTCGGTAACTTCACGAGTAAGCGCTTTGATTTTAGCATCCATTCCTTTACCGGGTTTGGAATAATCGCCGTCTTTCTTAACCATATCGCCCTTCATATCATCCTTAGCCATTTTCTTTTCTTCGTCTTCATCTTCATCCTGACCGGCTACGTCTTCGTCTTCGTGTTCGTCTTCGGAATAACCGCCGTCTTTTGGTTTTTCTGTGATTTCAGCACGATTAACGAAACTAGCTGGGTCGCCGTTAGCATCTTCGGCACCTTTTTGTTTTGCTACTTTCTTACCTTCGACGTCTTCTTTCTTTAATTCTTTATCTTCACGCTGTTCCTCGGTTTCATCCATACCGTGCATCTTATCAACGCGGGATTGTAGCTGACGGATCATTTTATGTAGTTCTTCGACGGAAACCGCTTCGTCTTTCATTCCGGATTCCTTTTCTCTCATCATGTCTGGCATGGTTATATCCTTGCTATCAAAAGTAAATTTGAAATGATCCAATACCGCTACATCTTTCCCCGAGCGCCCCTCTTCAACTAGCGCCAGATGATTTCCGCGAATGTTTCGCTGAATAGCGTCATACTGAATTCCATTGTATACCCCCGGCGTTAATTCGTACAAGCATCTATAACCTATGCTTAGTTCTTTTTTACCTTCTTGAATTAAATTCGCTAGCTTGTCGGAGAATATTTTGATGTTTGCTTTTAAATAACCGTCTTCGAAAAATACGTCTTCACCTGTAACGCCGTGAATACCTTTTTTCTCGGCGGGCGTCATACCGTCACCAATCATCGTATGTTCATCAGTCCACGGTACAAGCTTGAACGAATCAATTGTTTCTTGATTCGCTAGCTCTTCCTCGGGTCGATAGACATGGTAAATTGTATTCGGCTCTAATTGCGGATCGATCTGAGCGCCAGTATAAGGGAACACACCAACTTTACTGATTGGATTACCCTTAATTTCCGCCCATCCGTTAATATCATATTCTTTTGCGGTAAGGTTATTATCTTCGCCCGCTTCTTTATAAGCAATTGCGGCGGCTTGTTTAGGCTTGTGACCGGAATTTATTAATTCACCGATATTATGTGAAATTGTTTTTTGTCCCGAACCTTGCTCCAATGGCATTGTAAAAACTCCTAATCGCTATCATCAAAGTCTATCACGGGTTTCATGGTGCAGCGACAATTGATCGGGTGCCCAGGTATTCCTCGATCTTCGACAGGCACACCGAGTTTCGCTTGTTGTGCTTCGAGATTTTCAAATTCGAATACGTGACCATCAATTTTTAAATGACTTTCTCGGGGCGTTTGTCCGCCGCCGCTGTGTATCCATTCAAACTGTTTAACACCGATAGATATCAAACGTTCTTTGTTAATTGAATTATACGCTTTTCGAGTTTGGTCGAGCGCTATATTTTTCGCTCGGTCTTGTACCTGTCCATTGAATTTCGAAATTGCTGGGACTAAATCTGCAAGGCCGCGACCCGTAGTGATCGAGCGCATCACTGCGCCGGTAATATTTTTTAAATACTGTTCGGGTATCGATACAATAAGTGCGACATTTTCAGCCACAGACGCTTTCGCTACCTCTTCCATTCCTTTCGGCACAATGCCCGTTTTTAACGACAGGCCGCCGCTTAACTGTTTAAGACTGGAATGCAAATTTGCTTGTCCAGTTTTGGCGGCACCATTTACCATACTTTCCGCCAATCTCGTCGCATGCTTGCTAAATAGCTGAGTAAAACGATCTGTTAATGCTTTCATCAATCGCTTGGCCATGCTGGAAATGCTGGCATCCATGGCTGCATTCTGTTTTTGTTGTTCGAAAAATTCGTCTGATATTTCGGACGAAAATAGCTTTAAAACCTCTTTTTTGCATGTTTTCGTCATTTCTACGGTCAATTTTCGTAAATTTCGGACGTATTGCGCTTGTTGGCCTGCGTTATAATGTAAAGTATTTCCTCTTAACACTACGCCGCGATTCTCAGCCCATTTTCTTTTTCTATTTGTAAGAGGCGGTTTCTTTCGCATTATTTAAGTTCGACCCAATCGTCTGCTAAAACATCCGAATTGTTAGCTGTCCATGTACCACTGCATGCTCCATGCGCATGCTTCATATTTAAAGGGGGACGATTAACTTTAAATTTCGAACCTTTCACAAGATAGATAAATATTTGAGATTTTTTATTCCAATCTTTATCAGCAAAAGGATTCCAACACTCACGCGCCATTCTTGCGCCTGCTTTTAATAATACTAATGCCTCGCTAAAATTCATTATTTTAATTCTCCGTGTTTCGCACGAACGTACGTACCTTGTCTTTGAGAATCCCAAAGCACTCGATATTTTTGTTTTTTATTTTGAGTTTTAGCGAGATAAAAAAGTTTAAGCCAATTTTTTATTTCACGTATTTTAGTAATTTTATCCTCTCCCATTCTAAATTTCCCCTCTTGGATCGTTCTCAATTTCAATGTCGGGCGTTTCATCCACAAGGCCAGAATATCCCGATTGTGGGTCGTTGATGATACGTTGACGCTCTTCGGCTGGATCAATGGCACCATTATTAATAAGCTGTGCGCCGGTTTCCGCATTCAATTTATTAAGTTCCGATTGTTCTTTAGCGGTCATGGCGTCCAGAGGATTCCATTCTATCGTTGTTTCGAATGGGGCTATATTAAATCGTGGGCATATCTCAGAGCGAATACACAGCAAATGGTGACGCTCGATAAGTGGTTGTAAATCGTGGGTTTGCAAGCTTTCTAACTCTTCGTGATAGCTTGCCTCCTCGAATTCGCCCGTCGTATTAAATCCTTTCGGTGATGTGCCAAGTAGTTTAGTCGCTGGTACGTTCGCCGCTGCCGCTACGATCTGATATTGCGTCATTATGACCGCATCAAGGTCTGTGAGCGACGTATCAAACTGTTTCATGTCCTCTTCAAGCCCGACCGTCTTTATCCCGTAGTTGTCACGTCGTGCTATCCAGTTCGCAATATTCTCGTTGAAACGGTACTCTTGTGCGACTGATTCTGTCATGTCTACTTGTAGCACGTCGGTACGTTTCGTAAGGGCGAGCATTGGCGCTTCGTTCGCTGTGCGCTCGGCCGCGTATACACGCTCATATATTTTCTGAGGTATTGGAATCCCGCCGTAAATGTACGTCGGTTTCAATAAATCTGCCACTTCCTCAGTCTTGAAAATAACAAGATGCGTTCTGTGGATATACTCGCCGTTGATGTTCCACCACGTCGGCTCATAGAAATCAATAGCAGCCGGATCACCTGCCGCGGCATTATCTAATTGTGGGATAATCCAATAAGGGTCAATCTGTGACATGCCTTTGTAGCTGCCGGGTTTCACGCCGTCCGGATTAAACGGATTCCGATAGTAGTCCGGGTCGTCTGATTCGACCACAAATTTACAAACACGGATGCCGAATACCCGTCCCATGTGAATAAACTCAATAAGGTTTTTATTCAGCTTGTATTTAACGTCCAGTTTTCTTAATGCGTCTAATACTTCCGGTTTCACTTCCGTACCGTCGTTCACGGTTATTTCATACCCGTTTCGGGTCGCATCTTTCGCTGGCATCAAGCATGCCTTTGAAACTAACCAATGCTGGGCAAACATAGCGGATAGTTGGTAGCCGATGAAAGTTTGCGAGGCGTACCATAACAATAGCGAATCAGGCACATTCGCCTGATTAAGCGTGAATTGTGACTTGATCGGTACGAAACTATCCATAGCCGTTCCGGGCGTATGTGCTATGAATGGGGAATTATCCATATTAAAATTGGCTTCAAGTTTCTCAGTAATCAATCGTTTGATGTTTTTCGTAGGAACGGGATCAGTGCTAAACACTCCCGGTTTCTTTATCTCTGGGCGTGGCTCTTGGACAACCGGACGTTTGAACCAATCTAATATTTTTCTAACCACTGAAAAACCCCTTTGCTGGAATTTTGGAAGGTGCATAGGCTATCATAACGGCATCTGCTAAGTTTGGCGAGGGCGTGCCTTCCGGCATCTTGTCTATGACAATCTTACCTACGCCATTTTCTTTATATACCGGCTGCGAGAGTTCGATACATAATTTCTTATAATTGGGCAGGCTGCTTGAAATTGAAATAATGTCATCTGGATTGTATGGCAACTGTTCCACCACGGCACGATACGTCAACTGGAAACGACGTCTCAGCATCCACCATCCCTGCGCTTTTAAATTCGCGAAAAAATCTTCATTCGTTCGGCCTTTCTCACCGTCTCGCGCTTCACCCACTCCACGAAACGGATCGCCTTCTGGATCTATGACGGCTCCTGATCCGACAAAAGGGTTAAACTTGATTTTGCTTTTTCCGTTTCGGAGTCGCTCTTCATTGATCTTACGTGCATCGCCTCTGACGCCCGCCCCCAATCCGTCAGCGTCGTAGTAAACTTCGCTATAACCAAGAAGATCGCAACGAGAAAAAACCCGCTCCACACTGTCATAAATGTCCCCTTCTTTCCCTGACCATTCCTCTAAATACTCCACCAAGAAAGCATAGCGACCGCAAATTGCGTTTTTATCCTTTCCTCTGTCTGCGACGTCGTGACTTAACTTACGTCTGCCTTTTGGCTCGATCTTTAATTTAACATGGGCGTCCACAGCGGCTTGAACCCATGTGGCCGGTATGACAATACCTTCAACCGACGCGGAATAATCGAGGTCTATCTCTTGCGCGATAACAACCGGGTCATCGATATCATGGCATTTTTTAATATACCAAGCTTCGTCTTTGCGAGGGTCATCGCGCCAATGGAACGTAAAAACAGAAACCTTGCCCGCGAAACGTTTGCGGGCGAATGGATTGTTCATACCTCGCGGGGTAGAAACGTCATGTCGGCAATTGGTCGTTTCAGAAAGGCTCGCTTCAATAAGTTCTGGACGGGGCATCCACGCGGATTCATCAACGACATAAAAACTAGCTCTATCACCTCGGCCGATACCGTCCCCGGCTTCTCCCGTAATAACCGAGTGAGTGTCCGGAAATTGTATTCGCATGTAGGGCGCGTGTCTGCGCTCGTCCCAGCTTCCTCGAAATTCCGTAGGGAGATACGAAATAAATTGTCGCGCCTTATATAATAAAGCTTTCGGATTACCCTTTTCATCAACATACTCTTCTTTACGTGAACCGAACCCGGCAGTCACACCATCATTGAATAAACATAACGTACAGGCGAGCGCGACGGACAACCAGCTTATGCCCATTTCACGGGATTTTTCAGTTAGCCCCGGACGCTGGCCTTTCCAGCAATCTAAAAACCAATGTATCCATTCTTCTTGTTTTGGAAATAGCAGAAAGGGGAGCAAGGTAGGTAGCCCCCTATCCACGTTACGCGGATCGAATGTAACTCCCCAATCAATTATAAATTGGGCTGGGTCTTCTCGATAAAACTTACGTAAGCCCGGGAGAACTTCCGGCTTATCGCGAATTTCTTTCAACTTATCGAGCCGATACTGATACGCTGTAACGTAGTCGGGTTTTTTAAAATCGAACGCAAATGGAATCGGCATTAAGCGCTTTTTTCTTTCTTCTCTTCAAGATCAGCCACTTGTTTCGAAAGCCTGTCCACTTCTTTTTTAAGATCGTCAGGAACGTTGCTTTCGAAGTCTTTTATTTTCGCTTCAAGTTCGCTGATTTTCTGATTATTGGATTTAACAATATTGTCTTTCTCTTGTGTTAAACGAGCAATATCATTTTGAAGCATCATCATACCAGCGTGCATATTTAATTTTTGCCCGGTCACTTCATCACAATGCTGTTTCAATGCCCGATTATGTGAATTCACTACCTGCAAATGATCTTGTGCCTGCTTCAATTGTTGAGTTAAAAGAAGAAGAGCATTTTGTGGGGGTGCCGGATTATTCGGCGGATTCAAAGGTACGGGATTAGACATGACGATACATTCCTAATTAGGTTCTAGTGTTCGAAATCTATAATACATTAGAGCGCTTGTAAAGCTGCCAGCGCTTTTGATAGATCTTGTAGAATCACATTGTTCGCAGCATTCGGATCAACTTTCTCGATAAAATTTACGATTGCTTGAATTGCTGCAATGGCGTCTTGAATAAGATTCATTTTGATTCCCCTTAGCCGTTAGATATGACCGCTTGTAGATTAGCAACATCCACATTGGCGGCGTTTAATTTACTATGATGATTTTCTAATTGTTTCTGTAAATTTTCAATTTGTTT